GTCGAGAGATGGTTCGATCCGAACCGGCTTAACTCTTGGCGAACTTGGTTCGCGCGATCAGTAAGGCCACGAGCGACAAGGCTTTCTAGTTCTTGTTCGAGGGCTTTTACGTAGTTTTGGTTCATAATTCCGAGTCCTAGTTCGGATCGTTTATGGGGGAACGATCCGAACTAGGTAGCTTGGCAGGGTTAGAACGTTGGAGTTACGAGTCCGGTTCCGCCGATGATCGCTCCCGATAGCGGGTAACGCTGGGCGGTGAACGCGGAGAATCCGAAGAGAACGATTCGGATCGCTACTTTTCCGTCTGGTTGCTCGAACCTTACATACGTTGGCATTCCGGGAGCTTCCCAGAGGTGCATTTCGTCGGCGGCGACGATGTAGATAAGGTCTTCGTTAGCGCCGGCTCCGTTAGTTGTCGTAACGTTTGCGTCGGTAATGATCGGAAGACCGAGCATTGAATACTGGCCGGACATACCGTAACCGAGACCGGAGAACGTTCCTTGAGCGTTCATAGGGCCGTTCGCGTTCGGTACGACGAGCGGGCGTCCCGTGGAGTCGACTGCCGCTAACAAGAATCCAAGTCGGCGCGGGTGCATAATGATATGGGTCGGGCCGGCGAAGTAGTTTGATTGGATCCTTTGGATTCCGTCTACGAGCTTCGGATACAACTCGGCGGCCGTTGGGCTTGCGTCGGTGTATGTAATAACTTGTGTGTAGGCGGTGGTCATACCGGTAGGCGTACCGCTTGAGCCGGAACCGTTAAGGATTCCGTCGTCGAGTTTCGTATGATATGCACGAATCAGGTCGGCGAGGACGACTTCTTCGATGTTCGCGCCGCGAAGGATCGCTTGCTTCGAGACGTCTTGCATACCGGAGATCGTGTTTACGTTCACGGTCAAAAGTGTGTCGTCGATGTTTGTCTCTGTCGCGGTGTCGTTTTCGGAGGCTTGATAGCTAACGGCGGTTCCGGTGGTAACGCGTGAGATGTTCACGGTCATACCTTGCGCCGGGAGTACGTGCTTTCGCGCAATATCGGCGACTGGACGGCCAGCTCGTGCGAGTGGCGCGTAGAGGTCGATCAGATATTGAGGGACGACAAGGCCGGCGAAGTTAGCGGTTCCGACGTCGCGCTTTTCGAGTTTGACTTCGCGGTTATAGCGGGAGATTCGTTCCGCCGCGTCGTAGTCGTTTCCGAATTGTGCGCTCATCGCGTCGGCGAGGAATGAGTTTTCGCCTCGTGCGTGATAGGTCGGTTCTTCGGCGGTGACTTTCCAGCCTCCGACGTTTCGTACTTCGACGTCGCCGTCTACGCGCTTCGCGAGTTCGGCGGCTTTCTGGTTACGAACTTCGAGCTCGGAGATCTGTTCGATTCGTGCGTCGAGTTTTTCAATTTCAAGCGCGAGAGCTTGTACGTTGGCGACTTCGATTTCGTTTAGGTCGCGGTCTTCTTCGCTTGCGCGGTTAAGTGTTGCGTCTACGAGTTCGCTTTTTGCGTTTCGCTTTTCGCTTAGGTTTTGGAGGAATGGGTTAGACATAAGAGAGAATCCTTTTCGGAAGTGTGCCGGTATGGTGTGTCCGGGTGTCGCTACCTATCGGGCCGGGTGTCGCCGTTCGGCGAGGTGCGGCTCCGCTTCGGTCGAGGTGCGGCCTTGTTTGATAGTAGCCGAAGATTATTCGGAAGTGGTGGATTTAAGTTCGTCGAGTATTTTTTCGGCGAATGCTTTTCCGGGGTCGCCTCCCCAGAGTGCCCAAGCGATCCGACCGGCCGACGGATATCCGGGTTCTCCGACCGAGAATCCTTGTCCTTGTTTGTCTACTTCGTGACGTGCAAAGAATGAGACCATTCGGCCGATGGTTTCTCGAGAGAGGTTTTCGCGGTTGACGATTGAAGACGCTCGAGCGACGCCGACTTCGGTTCCGCCGCGATTGTAGAGACGGCGCCATTCGAGGCCGCGACGCGCTTCGGCGACCATCGCATTAGTTGGCGGATATCCCTCGGCTCTGGATTCGTCTTCGTCTTCTTCGTGTTCTTCTTCGTAAGGTTGCCAAGCGTTACAGTAATAACCGCCGTCGACGTAATCGTCCCAGCGCTCACAGTAGGCGAGCAAGTTTTCGCCGTCTTGCTGGACTTTGTCTTCGTTAAAGTACGCGCAATTACCGCAAGCTCGACCTTCCGGAACGTCGCGCGATAGCGCCGGACGATAGTTAGTCGGTAACGCTCGATCGTAGTTTTCGGAGATGTTGAGCGCGGCTATTTGTGCGACTGCTTCGCGGCGTGTTGTATGGCAACCGGCGAGAGAACCGTCCGATTCTTTTACGACCGCGTAACCGGAACGGCATTCTTCGTTATTGGTTTCTATTCTCCACGGCATAGCTAATCGATATCGGGAGTTAAGACTCGAACGTCTGCCGTACCGCTTGAGACGATCCCGTAGAGAGTTTGTTTCGATGGGATAATTAACTCGATCGGCGCCGTATGTTTTTCGGTTGATACTCCGGTCGACGTTGTAACGTTTTGATTACCGATAAAAACTTTCGCGTTTCCTTCGACGTGTAAATAGATCGAACGGTGAATATCGTCGGCGGGTACGAGTAACGTCGGAGATGTTGTAACGGTGATCGAGCTAGATCGCATTATCGGCGGATCTTTGAGAGTACGTTTTCGATCTGGGCTAGATTTGGTTTTTCGATTGTTTCGCGAACCGATGAGACGGTCGCCGATTCACCATAGGCGCCGAACGTTACGAGCGACACTTCGGCGAGATGAGCCTTCACTCGTTCGATTACTCCGTTCGGACGTTTACGATCTTTTAACGGGAGGAATCCGACGCTTAGATTCGTGAGAACTCCGTCGCGTACGAGTTCGAGAATCTGGTCGCCTCGATCCGTTTTTGATACCCGGAACTCGCCGTAGAGTCCGCGTTCGTCTTCGCGCAATACGTGAGCTCTTCCGATCGGAAGATTTTTAGAGTCGTGGCCTTGTAATAGTTTGACTCGGTGAGCGGCGCGAGTGACGGCGTCGAATGCACCTCGGACGAATACCTCGGTTAAGCCGGGGTGTATTTTTTGTTCGACGTCGTACGGAACACAGATTCCGCATACTGTCCGGCCGTCTAGCTCGGTTCGTACTTCGAGATCTAGTTCGTAGCTTCTTGTTTCCATTTTTTTATATCTCCTCGGATAGAGGGTTCGGTTCGATTTGTTGGCTAGTTGTTTCGGGTTCGCCGATCGAGGGACGGTTCTCGAAGTCGGTTCGTATTTCGTCAACGGTGAGGAATCCAGATTCGAGCGCGATTTTGTGCGCTTGATATCTGGTTAGTGTGTCGCTTCGTAGCATCGCGTCGACGTTAAACTTTGCGTACTGGCCGCGCGGAAGATAATCGGTAAACGTTGCCTCGATACGTGAGATCCACGGCGTAAGACTGAATCGTAAAAGCGAGAGGTTCTCTTGTTCGATGTTGGCGTAGGTTCGCGAAGAGTTCGGAGCGCCAATATATGAGCCGGGGATTCCGAGCATATTTGCGACTTCGGTTAGCGAGAACGTTCGGGATTCGACGAGCTGGGAATCTTTCGCGTTATCGGATAACTGCTCGAACTTAATCGATTCGTTTAAGACGGCCGGTTCGCGTGACGTTCCGCCGTAATGACGAACCCACATAGCCTTGAGTAAGTCGGCTTCGTCTTGATCGAGGTCGGGGTTCGTTGAGTAAAGGATTCCGGTCGGCTGGGCTCCGCCGTCGAAGTATTTAGCGGCGTATTCTTGTAACGCGATCGCGATTCCGAGTCCTTGTTTTTGTGCGGAGAGAATGCCCGCGCCGGCGACGTGGCCGGGAAGACTGAATCCTTTTATATGGAGAACTTCGGACGCGTCGTATTCTCGGTCGTCGACTTTGTATACGAGCCGGCCTTCGCGTCGGAGAATTGTTACGCGGTTCGGAGCTACTGGATACAGAGAATCGGGATATCCGTTCGCGCCGGGTTCGCCTAAGATTGCGACGTAGTTTCCGTAGATCAGTAACGCGGAGACCATCGCGCTAATTGTTTCGACTCTTGTTTCTGCTGGGAATGGTCGTTCGAGTATTGACGGTGTCGGGTCGAGTCTTTGATCGCCTCGGTAAGCGTGAAGAGGTAACGCTCCGATCGCGTCGGAGATTAACGTTACGCCGCGCCAGATACCGGGAACGGATAGGACGGCGGTTTCGTCTACGAAGACTCCGGAGTAGACGTTGTCGTAGAATCGTGAT